AAATTAGGTAGTCTCAAGAAGAGCTTTTGCAGCGGCAAAAGTTCCTTTGATCAATACTGGAGTATCGTTAGCAGATACGAATTGTACCAAACGCTGCTCGATTCTTACAGTTTTCAAGTTGTCGATGAAGTCATCGCCAGACTCTCCGATAGCTACTTGCAAGCCGCTTCTCAAACGTACGTTGATTACTGAAAGGTCACCACCTACGAAGTCGGCAGCAGTTCCAGTCAAAGCGTTAGTTGGGATAATTCTTACACCCCAAGCATTAACTCCACCTTGTGCGTCGAAAGTAACGCCAGCAGGAAGGATATACTGCTTGTCAGCGTCTTTCTCAGAAAGCATCAAGTGATAAGCTCCAGTCTCAACGAATACTGCGCTAGCAACACCATTAGCGGCGTTAACTTGAGCGATGATTCCGTGAATTACATCCCAGTTAGTAGCAGACTCAACACCGCCAGCCATAGAAGCACCGGTGAAAGTAGTTGACTTAGAAAGCAAACCAGCAAGTTGTGGAGAAGTACCGTTTCCAGTAAACAACTGGTTTTCGATTACAGTCTCAACGCGCTTAACTCCATTAGATTGGATGTAAGAAGCCAAGTAAGCAGCATCCTCAAGCATTTCCATAGAAACTTTCATATGCACACCAATTTTCTCAACTTTAGCTCTTTGCTCTTTGTATTGAACGTCGATTTGAGTTTTCTCAACACCTTCGCCGATCATTACTGGAGTTCCTTCTTGGTCGTACTCTTCAACCCATACAGCGTATTGAGTTCCGATAGCACCAACAGAAACGTTAGCAAGGTAAGTAAGGATTCTTTGTCTAACTGGAGAAACAACTCCGGTAAACTCGGAAATAGTTACTTGTCCGCTAGAGTTAGCGTTAGCAATAGTAGAAGCCAAAGTGATAGCTCCAACTGCTTTCTCGTTAATTTCAAAAACCAAAGGAGCTTTCAAACGAGCGTTAGGCTCATTCTTAAGTCTTTCGATTTCAGCTTTTACAGGCGCATAAGCCTTAATGAAAGCGCTCTTAAAATCTTCAGCGCTTACCTCTTTTTCAACTGCACTCTTTTGCAAAGCAATATCCAATTTGTCAAGTTGCTTTTGCATTTCTGCAGCCTCTTCTTTGCTTACTACATTGTCGAAAGATTTCAACAAAGCTTCAGCCTTTTCAAAAGCCTCATTAGCTTTTACTTCTGCATTGCTAGCCTTTGCTTTCAAAGCTTCGCCAGCTTCTGCGATTACAGCCTTTACGGCATCGAGGGTTAGATTTTCCATTTTTCTAGTTCTTTTTTAAGTTCGTTTATAGTTAGCGTTTCAACCTCCACGGCTTTCGTATTTTCCAAAGTAGCTTCGGCTGGCTTTAGCATTTCCAAAAGTGATTTTAGTTGATTTTCTAATTTCTCAAGTGTTTCGTCGGTTGCATCTGAAGTCTTTACAAACTTCTCAAGTCTTGTTAAATACTCGAACGCATCCGCTTCGCTTTTAAGGTCGATAAAGGTAGTTTCTGGATTAGCTCCTAAGAATTGAACCGCTGACCCTTCATACATCATTACCTCCTTAATTAAATTGGCTTTTGCCTGATCGTCATACATTTCCTTAATTGTACGGAAACCAAATGAATGCTGGTTGATCAATTCCGATTCAATCATTTTCTGAAAGTCCTGACCAGCTGCGTGACTGCCAATTTTAGCCTCATATCTTAGACCTTTTTGGTCTTCGTGGAGGTTAGTAATCTTTGCAACAACTTTATTTTTATCGTGATCCAAAAGGTATTTAATCAACTGCTTTCCAGCTGGGCCACGTTCTTGGATTGTCTTAGTAAATGCTCCTGGCTCAATTACATCACCGTCCAAATCTTTGTTACCAAAAACGGCAAAATAGCCAGAAACAATCCCTTGCTTCATATCGCTATCTGCAAAACCCTGATTAAGTCCTTTTAATATCATTGTCGCGTTATTTTCTTTTATTTCGCCTAATTCTTTAAGCTTTCTTTTACTCCAAGTTAGGGCAGCTTTTCCGCCCCAAGCATCGTACATTAATAGTCCGCATCCATCCGAATAAGAGGTGGAGGTTTCCAAATCTACTTCGTGACGGCTTAAATAAGAATACATTCTTTTTAAAACATCTAACGAAATCGGCTCACCATTTGCGAGCTGATTTGCTCTTTGCTTGCCTACTGGCGTTCCGCAAGGCCCCCATCCGTTTTCCTCTACATATTTTAAAACACGTCTAGCGTTGTTTTTTACTGCTTCAGGATAATCGGAATAACTCTTCTCGGATAAATCAGCCATTTAGCTTATTCGTTTAGACAAATATACAAATAAAAAAAATTATCAAACAAAAGGCTAGATATTGAACGCATCTGGGAAGTTCCTTCTAGCATAACTCTCAGAAATATAAACTACAACGCAAGAGCAATTTACTGTTTGTTCAGCCGTTCCATTAATGTCTCCAGGTTTATCCATAAATACTTGCTCAGTATTTTTATTGGTAAACTGAAAAAAAGCATTTGCAGGGATTGGTTTGTTTTGTGCTTGAATATGCTGAAACCTTGGCTCTTTTGCTCCTCCGTGAATCCAAATTTTCCAAAGATTTACACCTGTTTGGTTTGCCCATTCCTCCGCTGATTTCTTTTTACCTACATTGTAAGCTCGTGTTGATTCTGTCCTTGCTATAGCTCTAGCTCTTTTTATATCAGGGATCAAAGCCAATAAAAGCTCCTCTATCTGAAAAGGATTTAATCCATCTGTAATTGCTTGCGCTAAAATTATTTGGACTTTTGCTCGTGTTGTCTCTGTAACGTCAAAAATTAAAGTTCCCAAATTGGTAAGTACCCATTCCTTAATCCATTCCTTCCAAGTAGCTAAAAAAAAATCATCTGGCACAAATGCCTTTTCTTTATTGTCTTGCCTTATGCGATTAAATTCTTTTTTAGCTGAATCAATAAAAACGGCGGTATAAAAATCAATATATGCCTTTTGCATAGGCAAATAAGAAGGATTAGGAACTGCTTGTAATTTTAAAGCCTCTGTAAATATTCTTACTCCAATGCGCTCATATTTGCGAAGGTCTGCTTGTGCTGACCGCCTTAATTTGGAGTAATTTAACTTTTTCATTTCTTAGGCTTGGAAATCTACAAAGTCCGCAGGTAAGTTGCCCAAAGCCTCTTCGCTAGGCACAAAGCCTGAAGGTATCCAATGAATGTCCATTGCAGGGTCTTCGCTAGCGTGCCAGTTCAATAAGCTTCTGACTTCGTTACCAGTAAAGTACGGTGATTTACCGTACGTTTCAAGAATTACCTTTACATCTGGCTGGAGTTCTGAATAGCTAGAAATATCAAAATCAATAACGTACTGCATTCCGTAAGACTTGGCAATAAATTCCGTCATCTTTTCCTCAATCATTTGTAATTGAGGCATAAGTACGTCAGTAACTAAAGATTTCTGAGCATATTCTAAATTTGCATAGGTAGCGTTTGAGCTAAATAGTACTGGATTAACTCCCCAAAGTCCGCAAAGCGTTTGCAAGTCCATATTTTGGGAATTAATAATATCCATTGCTACCGGAGACAAACCAATAGCATCGTATTTCAAAGGAATAGAGGAAGCGACAATTTTATTAATGTTTTTATTTCCATTAATACGCTCATCTATTCTCTCATCCATTTTTGGCTCTTTGCTCTGGAGACGGCCAAAACTCAGGATTAGTAATATTTGGAGAAATAATACCTTTTGCGCCTCCGTTCTGGAAAGTCTTTTGCTTTGCCTCTGTAGCTTCGTTATTAGCTTGCAAGGTTTTTAATCCTGCTAAAAGCGGAGGCATACCACGAAGCTGCGCGCCGTTCAAATCCCAAGTAAGGTTTGTATTTTTTATGTGCAATACTTGATCAGCTGGAATTTCAATATTTTGGTCACCAATTATCAATTTATAACCGCGTACAGGCTCAAATAAGTTGCCAGCTACTATTTCCACATAGTTTGAAGGCATTACATACATTTCCTGAATTTTGCCTTTATTCAAGCCTTCATTAGGCTGAAATCCGTAAACAAATACTTCGCCGCTTGTATTGTACCAAGTAATCATATTATCCAAAAACTCTGCCCAGGTTTGCATTGGGTTTGGATGCTTAATTAATTGATTTACAGGATCGGTATATACCACGTCAACCAATTCCTTTTTGCGCATTGCGATTGATTGTAAGCGGTTTAATTCTTTTGTGCTATACTTTCCGCTTCTAAATCTTTTGCTTGCTTCGGTTTCCTTGTAAACGTAAGTAGGGCATTGCTTGCCCTTTTCTGCTATTTTACGGATAATTGAATAGACCAAGGCATTTCCTTTGTAACCTTTGTCTATAAACGTTTGCTGGTTTGCGTCGTACCAAACTACCAACGTGGAGGCCGTGAATTGGCCGTATAGGATTTGATTTAGTAGGTTTACATCCGTTTTAGGAGCCGTATAAATTACCTGCGGCTTAATGTAATCCCTTAAAGCCTTTAATAGCATAGCATATTTGTTTTAACAAATATACCTAAATATTTTTTTCAAAATATGATACTCCCCAAAACCAGCTAGATATCAATAACAAACGACCAACCCAGCTCCAAGCTATGGGATTAAAATCAAGAAATATAAAAGAAATAAGTAGGTAGCAAACTAGCATCCATATTAAAAGAGCGTAAACTTCTTTGTTCATATCGAAAATTCAAATTTTGTCCCAAGCATTAATTCAGTAAATCCCCAAACTAATGCGTCCACGCGGTCAGGCGATTTGCCTTTGTCTGGATCAAATGTAACCATTTGTTTTTCTAAGATTGGAAAACTGCCAACGTGGTATATTTTATTTTGCTCATAAAGGCTATAAATAGGCTCTGCACGGACGTACTTTCCTTTCGTTGCAGTTACAAGCTTTATTCTTGCGGTTGTATTTTGCGACCTTAAAACGCTTTCTACCATATCACCGCCTTGGTTTTTCTCTGCCACTATGCAATCGGCATCCCAATTCTTAAACGCTTGGCTTGCTATCTTTGCCCATTCATTTGGTGAATATTTACCAGATAAATCCTCCAAGACGTAACCTTTGCCGTGCGTATCCTTTCCAAGTACAACAATCCCTGTTTCGTCTGAATCTAAATTTGCGGACGCAGCTGGATCGATTGCAATAACTATGCGCTCTAAATTTGGTTTGGATGCTATTTTTATTTTGTCAATTAAAGGCTTTGACCAAAGTAAACCCTCGGCATCGTCTAGCCATTTGCCTAAAAACAAATGCTCGTATCTGTGGAGGTTTTCTTGCTTAACTCTCTGTGCTTGATCTATAAATGATTGCGAAAGGTTGCGCTCGTTGTCTAGGTAGGTTGTATGTATGTAAGTGCAGTTGCTAATTTTCTGCTTTACAAATCGATTATAAATCCAATGCGACTTGTAGCTTGGATTCATTACAAGAATCACGCGGTTAGGCTTATTTGCCGCTCTAATAGAAAGGTCTATGCGGTCAAATACGTCTTCGTCGTTTAATTCCTCAGATTCGTCTAGAATAAAGGTTGTAACGCCAGCAATGGATTTAAGATTAGCAGTTGCCGTCCCTTGGCTGGTCTTGATTCCACGAAATAAAATCTTTGAGCCAGTAGCCTTATTAATGATTTCGCTTTGGGTTATCTCAAAGTCCTCCGCCTTATTCATCAACTCAATTTTGTCAATAAATTCGGGAATAATTGAAATAAAGGCACTCGTCAACGTCCAACGTGTAAAAAGTATAACGTGGCCCTCTTCGTAGGTCAGATTTAATAAAAACATTGACAAGGTCCACGACTTGCCTGACCCACGACCGCCAGTAATTAGGTAATAACGCGTTTTAGGAGTCTCTAAAAATAGCGGTTTGTATTTGTCAATTATTTGGATTTTATCCACTCGATTGGAGGCGTGATTTTGTCGCCTTTAGTTGTATGGTCGTGGTCGAATCTATCTCTCTGCCCTAGCCTTTGTTTACCTAGCCAAATAAGCATACCACGGTCTTTATCCTTTAAAGCTGCTTCGTATTGCTTGGCAAGTAACAACGCATCTCCCTTGCTCCTATTTTGCCGTAAAAACTCGGTAAAACCCATTGCGAGGTCATCCTTGCAACGATTGTAAAACGTCTCCTCGTCAATACCTAAATAGGCAGCGCATTGGACTCCTGTGCATCCAGCCTGGACGAGTCGTCCCATTTCTGTCCAGTCGATTGGTGATTTTGGTCTTGCCATATTACAAAGGTACTCCGTTTTTCTTAATGACTAAAGCTGGGTCTAATTTACGCATTCTATCAACAATTACTTGACAGTATTTTGGGTCTAATTCCATTCCGTAGCATTTGCGTTTAAATTGGTGAGATGCAACCATTGTTGAACCTGAACCAAGGAATATATCTAATATAATATCATTTATTTGACTTGAATTATTTAAAGCAAAAGAAATTAATTCTATTGGCTTCATTGTTGGGTGCAAACCTTGACTATCTCGGCCAAAATCCCAAACGTCACTTAATGATTTATTTTTTATTTCACCTTTAAAAATACAAAGTTCGTGTTTATATCTATACCCAGTTTTTCCTAATCCAATACTTGGCTTATTCCATACTATGCAATTATCAATTTTTATTCCATTATCAATAAAGCATTTTTCCATTAATGAATAACCTTTAAATCCTATCCACCAATAAAAATGGCATTCTTTTGAAAACAATAAAGTATTTAAAAAAGCAGAATTTAAAAGCTCAAATAAATCTTCGTTTGCTAAATTATCATTTAAAATTTTACCACTTCTATTCATATTAACTCCATATGGAGGGTCAGTAAAAACCATATCAGCTTTTTCTCCATTCATTAACTTAGCTACCTGTTCGCTATCTGTACTATCCCCACAAAGCAAACGGTGTTCTCCAATCTCAAATAAATCCCCTAGCACAATATCTGTCTGCACTTCGTCAGGCATCTCGTAATCATCCTCCTCGGCAGATAACTCCTCCTTAACTTCAAAGTCAGGAATATCCAATCCCCACTCCTCTAATTTATCAGCATCCCATTCATTAGCAATAATTTCCCAGTCCCATTCTCCAAAGCCAACGTTATCCTTGATAATAAATTGCTTTTGTTCATCCTCTGTAAGATCGTCAGCAAGTACAATAGGAACTTCTTTTAATCCAGCCTCTTTGCAGGCCTTTAAGCGCATATTACCGCCTAAAACAATCATATCGCTATTAACTACTATTGGACGTATTTCAAGCATTTTAGGAAAGTCTTGAATTGACTTTACAAGCTTTTTAAATTTATCGTCCTTTAATATCCTTGGATTATTAGGATTGTTTTTTATTTCGTTAAGTTTTACTTTCTGTATTTTCATATTGTTTTATTTTCAAGCTAAATTACTACCTACCCCCACCCATTATCTGTTTTAAAAAAACCTTGCCCGATTGGACAAGGCTTTAATTAACAAAAACCCAAAAAAACTATATTAAATTAATAAATCTGTAATGTCTTTACCATCCAGATAAATATTTAAATAACCAACTACTTTTTCAACTTTAGTGTTGTGTTCAAATTCTGTCGTTTTTGGCATCAATCTAATTGACCAAATTGGCTCCTTTACTTTTGCAATGTTAAAAGAATAAATTCCTCTAGGTGTTGAATTAATGTAATAAACTTTGCCTTTTATTTTTAGACTGTCAAACTTTATTTTTTCAATCAATAAATCAACGTAATCAGTTCGCCTGCATTTTAGCTCGTAAAATTTTTGCCTTTTAATACTAAATGCATCAATTGAATTAAATTGATCAGTACTTTGTAAATCTGGTATTATTTTTTTTAGCAGCTCAAATAAATCGCTTTCCTTTAAATTGGTTAAATATTCTGTCTTGTCAAATTTCACAATTAACGTAAACTAATTACTTCGCCAGTTGGCTTACCTTGAAAATCGCATAGCCATCCGTTCCATTCAAATTTAACTTCCTTTTCTCTGCCTTGGTAAGCGCTTGCCAAAATTCTTATTTGCCTCTGGACTATTTCTATGCTTTCAAATGCGCCTCTGCCTTTCATTGACCAATCGGACCATTGTCCGTCCCTTAGTCTGTATCTAATTTCAAGTGAATAATCCGTATTAGTTTTTGGTAACTTCTTAGCCATTCTTTTGCCTAATTACAACCTCCAATCCTATAGCATCGCATATTTTACGCAAGTTGTGTAAGGAAATAGATTCCCATCCATTTTCCACTTGATTTATTGGCGCGTGGCTCATATCTAATTTGTCGCACAATTCTAGCTGCGTAAATCCTTTGGCTTTTCTAGCTTTCCGTATTAATAAACCTTCCTCTAAACTCATTTGCTTATCATTTACGCAAATATAAACTTTAAATAATTATCAAAGCAAAAACATAGATTAGGTTAAAAAGGAAGTAAAGGATAAATACCCATTTGTATAAATTCCTCGCCTTTCTTTACCAAGCATTTCCGCACGTTCAACTCAAAAACGTTTTTATCGTTAAATTCGTATTTTTTCTGCGCTAGGTCCATTAATAACTTTACCGGATTATCTAAGTCGCTTGCTGAATTGCTAAAGCCAAAAAAAAATTCAACTCTTAACATTTGTGCAGGATCAATCTTTTTTGTTGGCATCTGTAAAAGCATATCCTTTTCGTATTGCTTGTAAGCTTGCGTCTTAAAACGCTTGCCTTGCCAGGCTTCGTTTACGCTTAAAGGTTTTTGCTTTATTTTAAATTCAATCATTGCAGATGCTATAGATAAAATCTAAAACTATGGTAAACATAAAGACAGAACACATAAACAAAATGCCAAAAGGCATTTGAAAATAGATAAAAAGGAATATTGCTAGGCAAGTGCTTACAATGCTAAACAAATCCCTTTTTTTTGGTCTAAAATGGGAGAGAAGATTCTTCATCTTTTTTATATTGTGAATCAAATTCCCAACCAGCATTTGTAACTCTTGCTCTTTCTGGACCTTGAATATAAATTTTATTATCAGATGGCTTAAACTCGTTTTTTTCTTTAGGCTTATCACTTAGATAAGTGCTAACCTCAAAGTAATGCGTTGCCGTTCCCTCTGTCTTTTCCTTCTTTTCCTTCATATCTAGATTCACCCACTCAGAATCGTTTTGATCTAGATAAGCAATTAGCTTGTTTAAATCTTTTCTGCTAAATGCAACCTTTGGTAATATTCCAAATTGCGTTTGTAAAATACGGCCAGAGCCAACATAAATTTTGTCCATTGTTTTAATTGTTTAAGTTATTGTATTGTTGAATTGCTTTAAATATTTGGTAAACTACTTGAGGGACGATTGCGTTTCCTCCAGCTTTAATTGATTCGTTTCTCCATTTAGAAAAGGTAATAGAGTCCAATCTACTGGAAATCCCATCATTTCCATCACAAATTGGGGGTTTAGTTGGGAACTTTTCCCACTTTGAGAAAATTGGTCTGCTAAATTGTCCGCTTTTTCTTTGAAACGACCTCTTGCTTTCAAGGCTTCCGTTGAACTTGCTCCCTTGTAATTTTGAGCTGATGGGGTCGGAAGCATTTCTAATCTGGCCATTTGTCTCAGATTGCAATGTAGGTTTATTCCCTTTTTCTTGTAATTCATTTTGTCTTGCTCCCATTTTTCTGGAGTCCTGGCACTGTTCCAATCGAAACTTTCTGGCGTAGGCAACAAACCAAATTCTGTCCCTTCTATGTGGAGCATTGACGGATGCAGCTGGAAGTACATACGGTTGTACTTCGTACCCTTGAGCTTCCAAATCAGCTTGCACCTCTTCGAATACCAACCCCCCATTCCAATTAACAAGGCCGAGAACGTTTTCGCCCACAACCCAGGTCGGCTGAATCTCTCGTATTGATCTAAGCATCTCCGGCCAGAGATGGCGCTCGTCTTCTTTTCCGAGTCGTTTGCCTGCCATTGAGTAAGGCTGGCAAGGGAATCCTCCGGTAATAATGTCGATTGATCCTCTGTGAATAGAGAAATCTGTTTTGGTAATGTCATTGTAAGTTATTGCTTTAGGCCAATAATATTTTAAAACCTTCTGTCCAAATTTATTCCATTCACAATGAAATACGTTTTCCCAACCCATCCATTTAGAGGCTAGGTCAAATCCTCCTATTCCAGAAAATAATGAGCCGTGCCTCATTTAAAATTTCTTTTTGCTATTTGTAAAGCTTCCGCCTCTGTATATGCAAAGCCAGTATCAAAAGTATAGCCATTGCAATACCAATAAATAAATTCTTGCGTATGGCTCATAAATACTCCTATAGAGCCTAACGGAATATCGCGCATATAGTACAACCGTTTAGCTTGATCACCTAAAAAGATAGTCATATTATTTCGTCAAGTTTTGCGTTTTCATTAATTGACTTTAAAATAAAAAGCTTCCAGATTTTATTTCGTGATCTAGAGCCAACCGTTGCCTCATTTACATAAGTATTAATTAACCTCATATTTTTGCGTTCTTGGTTTTCTATTTCCTCAACGTCAAACTCCCACGGCTTTAATATTCCTCTTTCCTGGAATTTGTTAAACCAATTTATCCCCCATTCGCTAAGATCAGCGCAAGTGCCTGTTTCTTTGGCCAATTTATAATTTTCTTTAAATATATTCTTTCCAACCTCAATCCAATGCTTTATTTCTTCGTCTGAAACTTCTTTTTCTTGGTTGTTTTTCGCCTGCACTTCTTGTACAATTTGACTTTGGTGATGCTGGTAATACTGCATTATCCAAGTATTTACCGTTTTCTCGTTGACGTGGTAAAAATCGCCATATTGGCCTCTCATTCCAGCCTGGAGTATGTAGTCAACTCTTTCTTCAGTCATCCAGCCATATTTTTTAAATAAATCATTCAGGCAATCAATTAAAACAAATGCCTCCTCTTCTTTGTATTCTTTAAACTGCTTTAGACCGCAGACAAATTCCATTTTTTTTAGGTGCTTTACAATAATTTCTTTCATTGCTCATTTTGTTTAAGTTGCTCTTTTTCTTTTTGCATATCCTGGTAAATCTTTTCAAATATGTTTTCGCTTTTTTTCTCTGGCGGTTTAAAAGTACTTTTTAAATTATTTGACAAATAAAGATTAAATGAATTTTCCGCCTTTGAAATAGTCATTGGCTCACCTTCTTTAATTAATGCCCATTTTTTAAATTGACTTTTAATCGTTTCAGTATCCGTTGAATGTACTATGCTCATT